TACTAACCACATAATTAATAACACTAATAACTCCGCAAGTAAAAGCCCCCAGGGGCGCCTGCCATCATTTTCGTGGGCTCGCGCAAATGGTGCCGGACACTGAGACGCACCCACCGCGTTTCCGTGTCTGCTTTTTTTGTCCTATATTTGTCCGAAAAACCCACAAAACCCAATGATAACCTACAAGCCCATCATCATCCAGGGCGGCAGGAGGAAGGACGGCACCTACCCGGTGAAGGTCCGCGTCACGTTCAGGGGCGTCTCCCGCCGTCTTCCCACCACGCTGGTCTGCACCGACTCAGACCTCACCCGCTCCGGCCGTATCAAAAACGCCTCCATCCTCCAGAAGGCAAACGAGCTCATCTCCCGGATGCGCTCTGCCTGCGACACCCTCTCGCCCTTCACACTGGAGAGCTGGGACGTGGACGACGTGGTCGCTCATATCCGCACCACCCTCACGGCTCAGACCTTCAAGCTGGACTTCATCGCCTTCGGCCGGGAGTTCATCCTGAGCAAGGACGAGGGAACCCGTGCCAGCTACACCACCGCCCTCAACGCCTTTTCCCGTTTTGTCGGTTCGGAGACCTACGATATCAACGAGATCACCCGCTCCCAGCTCGTCTCCTTCCAGGAATGGGCGGACCAGCAGGGCCGCGTTTTCTACAACTACCGCAAGGGCGAGTACCAGAGCACCGGCAAGCCGACCGCCAAGGGCGGGAACGCCGGACGCTGGACGCAGCGCCTCGCCCACATTTTCCAGGCAGCGAAGGAGCGCTACAACGACGAGGACGCCGGGCGCATCCTCATCCCCCGTAGCCCCTTTGCCTCCGTGCCCAAGCCGCGAGTCATCAACAACGGAGAGAACCCGCTGCCGGTTGAGGTGATGCAGAGGGTCATCGACGCCCGACCGGAGAAGCCTCAGGAACGCATCGCCCTTGCCGCCTTTGTCCTCAGCTTCGCCACCATGGGCGCCAACCTCGCGGACCTCTACGAAGCCGAGCCGCCAAAGGGCCAGATTTGGCGCTATTTTCGACGCAAAACCACCAAGCGAAGAAGGGACCGGGCGGAGGTGTTCGTTGCCCTGGAGCCCGTCCTGGGGCCCTTCGTGGAAGTCCTGCAAAGGGCCGGAGAAAAGGCCGGAGAGTTCTGGCTTCCCGCCCTCCACATCTGGGGCTCCTCACGCATCGCCGACACCCAGGTCAACAAGTACCTCCACGAGTGGCAGGACCGGGAAGGGCTGGAGCGGTTCAACTTCTACGCCGCCCGGCATACCTTCGCCACCCTCGCCCGTCGGCTGGGCGTGGAGAAGGCCACGGTGGACGAGGCGCTCGCGCACGTGGGAGACTACCGCGTCACCGACATTTACGCCGAGCGTAACTGGGAGCTCAGCTGGGAGGCCAACCGCAAGGTCCTCGCCCTATTCAAGTGGCCGGGTGAAGGTGTAGACGACCGTGAAGGGGTGACCGCTGCTCAGGACGAGCCGGTCGTCGGTGACTGACTTCACCTTGTAGCCGTGCCGCGTTGAGGCCTGCATGATTATCAGGGAGTCCTCCTGCCTGGACGTCTTCCGCGTCCACGTGACGAAGCGGTCATTGAACACACCATCTCCGCCCTCATTGAACTGGAGGATGCGTGCCCGGTGGCTGCTGGCATACGCGGACACCTCCGCATAGGTAGACTCCCCGGCCGTGAAGTACGGGACATCCTTCTCCAGCGACCAGCGACCGAGCAGAGGGTCTGAGCTTCCCGCCTTCTGGCAGGAGCACACCGCCACCAGGGCGGCAATGATAAGAAAGCGTTTCATATATTGAAATATCAAAACTCAGGAAGGCGGAAACTTGCCGCCCTCGAAACCGAAGATCAGATCCACCAAGCGCAGCATGAACTCCGCGTCCCCTTCGAGGCGCTTCGCCTCAAGGAAATCCTCCGGGGTGAGGGCATCGTTTACACTTTCGCCGGTTTTGTTATTTATAGACGGATGAATTTTTTCGAGATCTGACATTTTGGTTATTAGTTTTGTGGTTAGAAGTGCCCGGCCCGCTGAGAAGCGCAGCCGGGTTTTTATTTGTCATCAGTTCGGAAGTTTTTTGGGGCGTAGACCCCGCCGGGAACCACTACTCCAGTCTGCCTGGCCGTGAGGGCTTCAATGGTGCGCTGCTGGCTCTCTATCGTCCGCTGCTGGCTCTCTATCAGGCGCTCCTTCCAGTCCACTCCCTTGGGCTCCGGCTGCGGTTCTGACACCGGCGCCGTCATCCCTTCCAGGTTGTACTTCTCGGCAAACCTCTGGACGCGCTTGACGAAGCGGTCGGTGAGGTTCTTTTCGTTTCCGTTCATAGCGGAGCTCAGGCCGGAGCGGTCCACCTCCAGCAGGTCCGCGAACTCCTTCTTGTTCTCAACGATACCGGCATACAGCGCAAGGCGGTAGATGCGGTTCACATAGTCTTTTTTTGTCTCTTCCATGGGGTTATTGTGTTAAGGGTTATTCCGTAAGAGTTGAAATCTTTTCAAAAATTTTTCTACGAAGTGTTGAAAATTCAAATAAAATGGTTACCTTTGCTGTGTCAATAGACAAATATATGAATAAATTTTGAAAACCATGACAACGCAAACCCCACTCAAGCAAGCCATGCGGGCCTTGGAGCCCGGCAAGAGCCTGGAGCTGACTGCCGACCAGAAGGAGCAGACGGCCCGGTCCTACGCCTCCGACCTCGGCTACGAGCTCATGCGCATCTACACCGTGAACCGCAACCGCGCCACCCGGAAGGTGGTAGTCACCAGAGTCCAGTAGCCATGAGCACTCTTGAGAACCTCGTGAAGTCCGCCGCCGCCATGGGCGCTGCCTCCGTTCTGGAGACCCTGGGCATCAGTGCCGGGGAAATCTCCCAGAGGAAGGCCCGCGCAACCTACGGCAAGTGGTTCAAAGACGCGGAGACCTCCGGCCGCATCCGTCCGTCAAGAATTGACAACGGCAAGAACGGCACCCGCCACTACCGCGTCGTGGAGATCCAGGAACTCAAGACCGCCGACCTCGTCAGGGCGGAGTTACAACTGACGGGACAAACCCTTTAACCCTACCACAATGAAAAAGACCATCAAAACCATCCTCGCCGTCGTCTGCCTTCTGGCACTCGTCCTCGGCGGAGCAGAGAACCCGGACGGCTCCTGCAACTTCCTCTGGACCCTTTCCTGCCTTGCCATCGCCGGCCTCTCCGGCTGGGCCTTCGGTAAGGTATCAGACCACAAAACAATCAAATAAACCCCAACCACTATGGCAGACACAAAAGCAAAGCGCACCCTTGCGCAGAAACTCCTGGAACTGCAGAAGACCGTCGTCAAGCTCTCCAAGAACGAGAAGGGCTACGACTACAAGTTCGTCAGCGGTTCCAAGCTCCTCTCCTTCATCCGTCCAGCTATGGACGAACTCTCCCTCCTTCTGGTACCCGACACCGTCTCAGTAGACCAGCAAATCGTCAAGACCCTGGAGGCCATCCCCGCCAGCGGAAACTACAAGGGCCGCGCGGAGAAGTACGAAGTCCTTGTCACCCTCACCAAGACCTTCACCTGGATAGACGCTGAGACCGGCGAGTCCCTGAAGACCACCTTCATCTCCCAGGGCTGTAACGGCTGGGACAAGGCAATCGGCTCTGCGGAGACATACGCCGAGCGCTACTTCATCCTCAAGTTTTTCCATATCGCCACCGACGAGGACGACGTTGACATGGTGAACGCCATCCGCTCCAACCAGAACGACAAGGACAAGGACCAGGCCGCCCAGGGCAAGCAGCCCGCAGGCACCCAGCAGAAGACCAACCGCACCGTCCAGAAGACTACGCCTGCACCCGCGGCAGCACCTGCACCGGCTCAGCCTCAGGCAGCGGCAGAGGACCCCGTCAAGAAAGCCGCAGAGCTCCGTGCTAAGTGGGTCCGCGCCATCGCTGAAGGAATCCGCACCAAATCCGGCAAGGAACCCAGGCAGGCCTTCATCGACCACTACCGCCCATCCGAGGAGGACCTTGCCAACCTCGACGCTGATGTGATGAACTATCGCCTTGAGCACAACATCCCAGCAAATTCAGTTCAACAATAAACCCTACAACAATGATGCACTACAATGACATCCAGAGCGCCATGGCTGCGCTCTACCACGCAAACGAGAACTTCAACAACATGATGGAAGAGACCGGGGGAGAGTTCACCCCGGAGGCTGAGGAGCTGGAGGACGTCAAGAACGCCCTCGCAGATCTCCTTTCCGGCGAAGGCATCGACAGCCTGGGCCGCTGGCTCAAGTCCAAGGAGGACGAGAAGGCCATGTACAAGGCGGAGAAGGCAGCAGCCGACCGCCGCATCAAGGCCGTGGACAAGACCATCGACTTCATCAAGACGGAGATAGGCCGCGTCCTGCGCCTCACCGGCAAAGAGAAGGCCAAGGGCACCTTCTACACCTTCAGCCAGTTCACAAGCCAGAAGACCAGCTTCGACGCCGAAGCCCTGGATGGCAAGTTCCTCGGCATTGTGACGGAGGCTGCAAGAAAGGCCGGGCTCCCTGAATCAGTGGACGTGGCGCTCAAGACTACCGCCACCCGCCTGGCTGAGGACGAGACCCTCGCCGACCTTGTGAGCGTGGAGACCGCCGAGACCTGCAAGTTCACCAAGCCCAAGAAGGAGGCGTAACCCGCATGAAGGAGTACTTCTATACTATCACGGAGTCAATGCTGGACCTCGGACTCAGGGGGACGGAGCTGAACCTTTTCGCTATCATCTACGGCTACTCGCAGAGGGGCGACGGGGTCTGCTACGTCTCCCGTCCAGAGCTGGCAAAGCGCTGCGGGGTGGCCTCCATCAGGACCATCGACGCAACCATCCGCTCACTCGTTGACAAGGGCCTCATCCTGAAGGAAACCTACAAGAAGGGCGAGCTCCAGCTGACCGGCTATAAGTACAATTACCCCCGTGCAAATTCTGCATACCCCCCCGTGCAAAATTTGCACCCCACCCCCGTGCAAAATTTGCACGCCCCCCGTGCAAATTCTGCACCCATGGAAAATAAAGAAGAAAGTAAAAAAGGATTTATACCCCCTACCCCCAAGGAGGTGGCGGACTACGTCCGCTCGCGTGGCTGGTCTGACCCGGAGGGCTTCGCCGCATACTACGTCTCCTACCACACCGAAAGCAAGTGGCACATGAGTAACGGCAAGCCGATCAAGAACTGGAAGCTCAACGTGGTCTCCTGGGAGCCTAACAACAAGAACCGCTTCTTCTCCCGTTCTTCCTTCGCCCCCACCCCCAAAGCCCCCGCCCCCGCCATGCAGGAGGTCACCTTTGAAGAACTCATGAACATGTAACCCTTTCCCACAATGAAACAACAAGAACAACTCCTCGACTACCAGTTCCCGGACACTACCGACATCGAGCGGCTGGTCCTGGCTGACGCCGTGAGCGCCCCGGAAATTCTGGGCGACATCATCCCGGCCGTCCACCCGGACTTCTTCTCCATGACGTCCCGGCGCAACATCTGGGAGGTAATAGTCAAGTACTACAACGAGGGCCGCACCATCGACCTGGCGACCGTAAGCGCCGCCACCGGCAAGCCCTTCATCGACGAGGTCCTGCCCTTCCTGGGCCAGACCGGCTCTGGAGCCAGCGCCTTCGAGCACGTCGCCATCCTCCGCTCAGGTGCAGCCAAGCGCCGCGCCTACTACGCCACGGCTACCTTCCTGAAGCAGGCCCTCGCGCCCGCCTCCATGGAGCAGGACATCCTCACCATGACGGAGGCCTTCGTCGCCCACGTTGAGGGCCCGTCCCCCGTGCAGGTGGAGCAGCGCCTTGACTCCGTCCTCAACAACATCGGCTCCGAGCTGGAGAAGGTAGCAGCCGACAAGGCCCAGGGCAAGAACCGCAAGATCACCACCGGCTTCCGCACCCTGGACTGGTGGTTCTATCAGGGCTGGACCCCCGGCCAGCTGGTGATCCTCGCCGCCCGCCCCTCCGTGGGTAAGACTGCGGTGATGCTCCAGATGGCAAAGGCTGCCGCAGCCTCCGGCGTCCCCGTCCAGATCTTCTCTTTGGAAATGACAGCCCAGGAGCTGGGCCAGCGCATGCTGCTCTCCACGGAGAAGCTCAAGACGTCGGACTTCAGCTCCGGGGACGTGAACTGGCAGGCCTTCGAGGAGGCCAACGGACAGCTTGCCCTGCTGCCGCTCTACATCAACGACTTCTCCCGGAGCCTCGACGAAATCGTCACCCGCCTCAACCAGTCCGTCAAGCAGAAGCGCTGCAAAATCGCCTTCATCGACTACCTCGGCCTCTTCCAAGATGCTCTGGCCCTGGGCAACGTCAAGCTCTACCAGGTCATCGCCAAGATCACCGGCACCCTGAAGGCGGCCGCCAAGCGCCTCGGCATCCCGGTGGTGCTTCTTTGCCAGATGAACCGCGACGCCGTGAAAGAAAAACGCGCCCCGGAACTCTACGACCTCAGGGACTCCGGCTCCATCGAACAGGACGCTGACATCGTCCTCATGCTGGACCCGAAACCCAACGAGGGCCGCATCTACATGTGGGTGCGCAAGAACCGCAACGGCAAGCGCGACAACGCCCTCATCCTGGTACCCAACAACACCTACACCGCCTTCGAGGAAGGAAACTCCCTGCAAGAGCTCCGCAGCCCTTCCGAGACGACCGGCTCCATGGACCTCCACCACGAGCCAGTAGAAGAACAACAAGACCTACCCTTCTGACCTATGGCATACAAACCACACAACGAGAACCTCTGCCTCCGCTGCCGTTTATTTGTGGGGGGGGTATGTAAGAAAAGCGAATACGACTACTGCAAAATAACAAAATCAAGAATAACCCAGTACCATGAACCCCATCAACATTGAAAAGCGCGTCAAGGAGGAGACCGACTCCATCCGCAACCGGGTGCGCAAGTCAAAGACCATGACTCCCGGAGAGAAGAACGCCATCCTTAACCGCCTCGCCGCCTTGGACTCCTGGAGCAAGAAGGTGGCAAAGCAGCAGGTCACCCCTCACTACCGCCACGCAGCCTACGACGCCCGCACCAACGAGGATATCGCCGCCCAGATGCGTGCCAAGAAGGCCGTCTTCGCCGCACTCATGGCAGGGCGCCGCGTGGACCTCACTATGGCCGCAGAGTTCCAGGTCTCCCAGATGCACACCGCCATCGCTCAGATCCGGCGCGACATCAACCGCAAACACCCCGACCTCATCCTCTGCGACGAGTGGCTCAGGCCCTCGGACGGCTCCCGACCCTACAAGCAGTACTGGCTGGTCCAGAAGGAGGGCGCCAATGAATAGCACAGCCCTTGCCTTTGTAGGTGGCATCCTCTGCGGAATCTTCGTCGGTGCCTTCCTCCTCGCTCTCTTCATCTGGGCAGTCGTTCACATGCCCGACGACGAGAACGAGAACCACAACTTTTTTGACAATCAAGACAAACTATAAACCCACAAAACTATGGCAAGTTACAACAACATCCAGCTCCTGGGCAACATCGGCTCAGTCGAAGTCAAGACCTTCCAGAACGGAGGCAAAATCGTAGAAGCAAACCTGGCCACCTCGAAGCGGTGGAAGGACCGCAACGGAGAAGTCCGAGAGGAGACGCAGTGGCACAAGCTCGTCATCGGCGGCAACCTCGCCGACACCGCGGAGAAGTACGTCCAGAAGGGAGACCCTCTCTTCGTTACCGGGGAGATGACCTACCGCAAGTACCAGACCCGCGAGGGCGAGAACCGCTCCGTGCCTGAGGTCCGCGTGCTCACCCTTCAGCTCCTGCCGAAAGGTATGAGGGAAGGGCCTGCCACATCCGGCAGCGCACCGGCTCCCGCTCCTCAGGCTCCGGCCCCTGCCGCTCCCACCGCTGACCCCGCACTCGTGAACGCAGGGCTCGTTGACCCTCAGGACAACCCCGACGGAGACCTGCCCTTCTAAAGCGCACCGGCCATGAGTACCTGCCACGAGTGCCGCTTCTTTTCCGACCTGGGCCGCTGCCGCAACGGCGCGGCTCGCCGGTCGGACGTAGGCTTCTTCCAGAAGGCCTGCGACAAATTCCTGCCCCCCCTAAGGAGGCTAATCAAGAACCCACAAAACAACCCCAAACCATGGAAAAAGAAACCAAGATCGCCCCGGCAGAGACCGAGGCCCCAAAGACCAAGACGTGCCGCGAGTGCGGCCGTGAGCTTCCCCTTGACAAATTCAGTAATGGCCGCCACGGCCTTCTCCACGTCTGCAAGGACTGCATGAAGGCTAAGCGATCCAAGGCCGCAGAAAAAGGCGAGAGGCCCGGCCGCTACAAGACGTCGGAGCGCAGACCCTCCGAGACCTTCGTCTCCATGCTGACACCCCTCAGCGACACCGTCCTCATCGAAGAGCTGAAGAAGCGCGGCTACACCGGCACCATCTCCAAAACCATCACCTGCGAGCTATGACATACTTGTTTTTTGACACCGAGACAACTGGCGTCCCGAAGAACTACAAGGCGCCATCTTCCGACCTTGAGAACTGGTCCTGCAGACTGGTCCAGCTCTCTTTCATCCTGAAGAACGAAAAGCAGGAGGAACTCTCCCGCGGGAACTTCATCGTGAAGCCCGACGGCTTCGAGATACCGACCGAGGCTTCCGACATCCACGGCATCACCACGGAGAAGGCCCTTGCCGAGGGCCTGGAGCTCAAGAAGGTGGTCTACTACTTCCTGGGTGCCTGCAAGCTCGCCGACGTCCTTGTGGGCCACAACGTCAGCTATGACGTGCACGTGGTAGGTGCGGAAATGATCCGCTGCTTCCAGAAGGACTACATCGAGAAGCAGGAGACCATCGACACCATGCTGGCGTCCGTTGACTTCTGCAAGATTCCCGGCAAGTTCGGATTCAAGTGGCCGAAGCTCATGGAGCTCCACCAGAAACTCTTCGGCTGCGACTTTGACAACGCGCACGACTCCTCGGCCGATATTGCTGCCACGGAGAAGTGCTTCTGGGAACTCAAGAAGCGCGGCATCCTATGAACAACGACCTCCTCAAAGTAGGCGACCGTGCCAGCTGGGAATCCATCAACCGCACCTATACGGGGACGGTCTTGAAAGTGGACGACCGTGGCGTGCAGGTCGCTATTGACGGTGGAGGCGTTATGGTCCTATCAACAACCCGCTCCATCCGCTATGCTGAGGCTGAGCGCAAGCGGAGGATGGCGGAAAACTATAAAAAACCAACCCTATTTACGGCTCAAAAGGAAGCCGGGCGGGTGCAAGTCCCGCAAGAATAAATATTGATGTTTTCTTAGGCCAAGCAACCAGCCCCGGAGGGATGACACCCGAAGGGGCTCCAGAAAGAACCGGGTTAAAAGACGCTCTTTGTGTTTTCCTGCGAAAGGCCTCCCGGTCTGCCGAGTAGCGCTTTTGTTTAACTGATATGCCCCCAAAAGGAGGGGGAGCC